CNTGNGACATCTGCACGCTGGCCAGGCTGGACAGATCGAGAGATTGCGCATCGACGCCGACTTGGCTTGCGATTTCCTGGATCTGCGCGGCGATCGAGGCATTGCCCAGACGCCCCTGCAACCAATGCCCACGGGAATAGTTGTTGTGGTCGGCCCAATAGTAGCCAGCGGATTGGCGACCATTCCACACCCGCTCGTTGGGGAAGTTGGGGAACGGGCGAACATCCCAGGTCCAGGCGACCATGTTGGCGGCATCCAACATCGGACCACCGTTGTCGCGCCAGTACTCGATCATGGCGCGGTAGTAGGCGTATTGCGCCGCATCGTCGCGGGCACCGGTGGAGAAATACGGCAGCGATGACTCCGAGGAACTGGCATCGAAGAACACATTGGGTTGATTGGGCCCGCGATTGATGGCCGGACACCCGTATTCGGTGAACCAGATCGGCTTGGACGTGGGCACCCAGGCGGTCGGGGTTGGCTGACGCACCCCATCGATGCGGTTGAAATGCGGCTTGCTCCAAAAACTGCGAATGTCCTTCTGTCGATAGACCCAGGGCTCGCCATAGGCGCCATCGGTGATGTCGACCTTCACGTTGTTGGCGCGATCGGCGTAATACCAGTCGAAATACTCCCCACCCTCGATGTTGGATTTCAGGTAATCGACGTCGTAGATCAGGCTGCCGCTCTGTTCCTGCCTGACATCGGCGATGGGCAGGTAGTTGTCGATGCCGATGAAGTCGATCGCCGCATCGGCCCACAAGGCATCCATGCCGAAGATCAGATCGCGCCCGTACTGTTGCCCCTTGTACTCGGTCCAGTCGGCCGCATAGCCCACCTTGCAGCCTGGCATGGCGGCCTTGCAGCGTGCGGCCAGGGCACGCAGATGGCTCACCGCCGGGCAGCTGGTGCGCGCGTCGCGCACCTTCGTCAGCCCGACCAGCTCCGAGCCGATCAGGAAGACATCCACCCCGCCGGCCTGCGCGCACAGAGCGATGTAGTGACTGATGAACCGATTGAACCCGTAGTCGCGGGTGAAGAACGTATCGACCTGCGCGCCGGCAGCGCTTGTGCCATCGGGTGAGCCGGCCACGCCATACGCCGGGAAGCAGGTGATGCGCCCACGCCAGGGATTGACCGGCTGCCGCGCCGCCGGATCGTAGGGGTTGGGTTTGGTGTTGGACGCGGGGATGTCCATCATGATGAAGGGATAGAAGATCACCCGCTTGCCGCGCGATTTCAGGAACGCGATCGCCTCGATGATGGACGTGTCCGATGGCGTGGACCCATAGACAGGCCGTTGTCCGTGCGCGCCGGCACCGGTGATCATCCACACCCGCCCGCCATCGCCGTTCCACCGGGACCCATTGACCTGCCACTGATTGGCGTTGCCGCCGCTCCAGTAGATGTGCCTCCATCCATCGCCCTTGGCCCAACCAGGAAGAATCTCGCACTGATCGGCGCGCAGGTCGGTGCCGAACCACGACACAACCAGCGCCACCGTCGTGCAATGGGGCAGCGTTCGGTCCAGCAGATCCATCGCGTTGGCGATATCGGACTTGCCGTTGTTCGCCAGGAAGTTGAGCGGCGTGGGCATGTTGAATTGCGAGCCCAGCCGGGCCATGTGCTGCGTGGTGGCGTAGAGGAATTCGCCGGTGGCCGGGATCAAGGTGACGGCGCGAATGCCATTCAACACAGGATCATCCACACGTCGGATGGTGCGGCTGACGACGAACTCATACTGGGGAACGGCTCCCAACAGGTCCGTCAGGTCATCGCTCTTGACCACGATGTAGGCCAATCCACGAAAAGCGGCCACATTGCCGACGCCTTCCACCGCCTCGATGGTCGGATCTGGCATCTGCACCTCGGACCCGACGTACAGCGATACCCGACTGGCCCATTCTTTCGAGTAGGCGACATCATCGAGCGAAGCGGCGGGATCGGCGGTATATACCACCTTGCCGTTGCGCTTGATGATCAGGAAGGCATCGATCTCGCCCAGGCACACGCCGATGGCATAGCTGCGGAAATACTGATAGCTGGTCGTGGTGGTGCCACCACCGCCCTTGCCGCCGGACTTCTTCTTGATCTGCTTTTCGACCAGCTCCGAGGTCCAGATCAAATTGCCGCTGCACGGGAAGCTGCCGGACCCTTGGGCGATGGTTCCGCCGACCGTGCTGGTCTGGTTGGTGACATCGGTCAGGCGCGGGGTGTTGACGTGGGTGGTGATCGTGGAGGCCGCCAGGCCCGCACCGATCGAGAACCCCCAGGCGATGCCGGCGGGGTTACCGCCGCTGGCAAAGTAGCCGACGACGGCGCCGACGACACCGCCGGCAAGTTGTCTTGCAGATCCGCCCATGGTGTAAAGACCTTCAGGATGTTGGAGACAGTGGCCTCATCGAGGCCGCACTCGACCACGCGGCCCAAAGCCGCATCGGTGTGGATGAGCGACACCCCGCCGTAGGCGTAGTCGCCGACCAGGCCCACGTGCCGGGCGACGCGGCCGCCGGTGGTGGTCATTGCCAGCACCTCGCCCACGCGCAGGCCGCTCAGGGCAATGGCAGGACGCTCAAGGCGAGCGGGTGCGCCGAAGGCGCATTGCAGGTGGTGTTCGAGCAGTCCGTTGTGGGGATGGGTGGAGTAGCCGCGATAGTCGTAGGGGATCTCGTAGGCCAGCAGCAGCAAGCCCACGCAATCGATCCCCACATGCTGGTTGCGGCCCTGGTGCACCCACGGCACGCCGAGCAGGCTGCGGGCCATCGCGATGGCCTCGGCAGGCGCCCTCATGTCTTGGTTTTCACATAGGCGCCTGGGACCATCAGCGCTGCCTGCGCCACGGGCGTCAGATGCTCGCCGCGGAAGCGCAGCAAGTTGCCGCGCGCCTTGCAGGTGAGATGGGTTTTGTCGCAATCGCGACGGATGCGGAAGCGATCCCCGGCGTTGATGGGGAACGGCATGGTGAGCGAGAGCTGGAGGCTGGAAGGCGCGTAGGACTCCACTTCCATCTGCGCACCGGCGTTATCGCCCGATTGCCACTCCAGCACGCCCGGTGCGAAGTCGCCCGCCACTTGCGATAGCCCTGACGGGACGAACAGGCGCAGTGGGTCGCTACCTGGCTGCGCCACGCTCCCGGCGAACCACTCAAACGGCAGCCCGCACCGTCCATCCCCATACTGCGCGCGACAGGTCAACGACCAGACCGGATTGATGGTCTGCTCGAGCAGGCGGATCAGGCTCTTGAAGGCGACCTTCCACCGCTGCCCGGTGACCGCCGCACGCCCGGTCTTGCCGTAGCCGACGATCTCATGGCCCATCCCCAGGTCCATGTAGTTGACGCGGTAGATCGTCACCTGCGCGTTGTCCAGCACGCCGGCCTGCACGTCAGCGATGGTGATGCCGCTGTCGCTCGCATATCCGGTCACGTCCGTGTTGTCGGCGCTCAGTTCCGAGGAGGCTTCATAGGCGGCCGGATAGAAGCCGTTGTCGCGCGTGTAGGCGACCGTGTGCAGCCCATCGTGGTAGACCACCGTCTCGTCCAGGCTGGTGAACCCGAGCACCCGGCCGGCGAACGTGCCGGCACAGACCACCTTCAGCAGGATGCAGGTCGTTGTCGTGTCCTGCGCGAGGTGCTCGCGCAGCAGCAGCGGAATGTCCTTCATCGCCGCACCTCCAACAGCTCGATCTCGGCGGTGGCCACGTACTCGTCTCCACTGCGGTTGCCGATCGTGAAGGCGTTGTAGTCGCTGTCAAAGCGCACCCAGACATCGAACTCCCCGCTCCAGGTGTAGGGACCACTGCCCCACGGCGTGGCCGGCACGAACAGGCCAACGGAGGTGTCCAACGTGCCGGGAACAGGGTTGGCCAGGTGGTCGTACACCGTGGCCGCCCCAGCGACGGGCGCCTGGATCTTCCGGGGCGTGGAGACCGGGCCCAGCGGATAGGTCTTGATCAGTTGCACCGCGTCGCGTGTGCCGGTGGTGGGATACACCCGCTCTGCGCGCGCGATGAAGTCGTTGTAGTCCTTGAACCGGAAGGCGTAGAGGCGGCCGCGGGCGGCGTTGAACGCGGCCAGGATGTCGTTCCTGGCCTCTTCGCGAAAGTTGAGATATTGGGCCTTGAAGCGATAGCGCGGGTAATGCCACTGCCCGTTGCGCTGCTCCTGCCCGTTTTCCAGTGGGACGATGCGGGTACTCCACTCTGGTCCCCCCGAAAACCCGAAGGCCACCAGGTCGGAGAGGCGTGCGTCGATATAGGTCATGGTCAGGAAATGGCTCTGGCGGTCTCGCGCGCGGTTGCGCGGGCAATCTGGTCCGGTGTGCGTCGGTCGGGTCGACCGCTCACTTGGACCGTCACGTACTGCTGCAGCGGATGGCTGGCCTTGCCGTCGTGACCGCCAGACACCTCGGTGCGTGGCTGCACGCGCACCACCTGGCCTCCCATGACCACCCCGCCAGTGTCATAACCGCGGCCGCCCAGGCGCATCGACTCGACCGCCGACACCCCGCCAGCCCGTGCCACGTCGCGTTGCGACCAGACCACTTCGCCCTTGTGCACGATGCCGGCCGGCTGCTTGACGCCACCGGGACCGGTATAGCCGCCGACATCGAACCCCCAGCTGCCGGAGAACATATCGACAATGCTGCCAGTGGTGCCACCACCACCGGTGACGCCACCGAGCAGGCCAGTGATCATTTTCTTTTCGGCGATGCGCGACAGATCCGAAAGGATCGAATTGGCCAGCTCCGAGAAGGAGAGCTTGCCGGTCTTGACGAAGTTGCCGATCACATCCTCCAGGCCGGTGAAGACGGTGGAGAACAGCGTGTTGGTCAGCTCGGCCGTGTTGGCGGCCTGGGCGGCATAGTCCTGGAAGGCGCGGATCGCGCCATTGCTCCAGTCTGCCAGAGCATCCTTGCGCGCCTGCTGATAGGCCGCTTCGCGCTCCAGCGCATCGGCATAGAAGCTGTCCAGGGCGGCAAGCTGCTGGGCGTACTGCGCCTTGGTGTAGCCGGCGCCCTGATTGGCCGCGGCATTGCGATCGTTGAGATCGGACAGACGACGGTCGTAGTCCTGCTTGATCTGGACCTGCCGGCGCAGTTGCTCCACTGCATCACTGCCATGACCGATCCCAAGCAGATCGGCGGCGTTGCCCTGCTGCTGCGTGCTGGCAACCTCGCGCAGCTCTTTTTGCAATCGCAGCATGTCCTCGGCGGCCTTCCTGGCCGCCTGCTGGGCGGCCAGCGCATTGCCTTGGGCCACCGCCTCATCAAGCAGGGTGCGGACCCGTCTGCGCTCCTCATCGGTCAGCTTGCTCTTGGAGGAGGCCAGCTCCGTGTTGGCCGACACTTGCAGCTTCTGGGCCGCGGTCATGGTCTCGGTCTGGCCCATCTGCTCCTTGTCCAGGGCGATCTGCTTTTGGATGCGGTCGATGATTGAGGCGTATTGATTCTCCTGCTGCTTGGCGTCGGACAGGCGCGCGCGCGTTGCGGCGGTGTTGGCCTTTTGCTGTTCCTTCCATTCCTTCTCGGCGGCCACGTCGGCCTCGACGAAGGCGCGCCGCTTGATGAAGTCCTGCTTCTGCTCTGGCGTGAGCACCTTCCACGCCGCGGCGAAGGTGTTGGTGCCGGTGGCGTCCATGTACTTCTTGGCCTCGGTGGCCAGCCACGCCTGGTACTCGCCCTGTTCGCGCTTCAAACGCGCGACCTGGCGCGTCCAGATCTCGTCGGTGCCGGTCTGGCTGATCTTGCGCAGTGCATCGGCAGCAAACAGCGCCTGGCGCTGGATGTCGGACAGGCCGGCCAGCACCTTGGCGAACTGGACGTCGTCGGCCTTGAGCGCGGCCGCGCGCAGCTCCTCGAAGACGGCCGGGTCCAGCGAGGCGCGCAGGGTCGACTCCAGCGCGAGGAACGTCGCGCGCACCGGCGCGACCTGGTCCTGAAACTTCTGCAGCTCGGCCTGGGCCTTCTGCAGCCCCTCGTAGTCGGCGCTGATCCGCAGGCCCGCCCCTTCGCGGGTCGAGGTCTGGGCCTGCTTGATGCGGCCCTGGTAGTTCTCCACGGCCGCCTGGAGCGCCTTGATGCGCTCCTCGTTCTTCTTCATGGCCTGCGCGGAGGTGTTCCACTCCTCAGCGAGGTCAGCGATCGACTTCTTGCCCTTGCCGTACTGCTCGACGGTGTCCTGCATGGACAGTCGCAGCAGGTCCAGCGAGGTCACCTGCTGCTTGTACTCGCTGCGCGCCTGCTCGGACGTGCGCACGAGGTCGGCGTAGGCCACGGCCACGCTGCCAATGGCGATGGCCGCGGCGCCCCACGGGCCGCCAGCCAGCGCCAGCAGGCCAGACCCTGCGCTCTTGAGCCCACTGGACACCATGCCACCCAGGTTCGATGCAGCCCCGGCGGCCGACTCCTTGGCGCGCGCCGCCGCCAGGCCCGTGGTCGCCACCGTGGCCGCCTCTTGGGCCGCAATCAGGCGGCCCTTGGCCGCGATTGCAGCAGCGTCGGCGCGTGTGCCCGATGCCACCGCAGCGTTGTACTCGGCCTGTGCGCGGGCAAGCGTGCGCTGGGCGACCACCGCCGCGCCCTGCGCCTGAGCTTGTGCTCTCAGGTTGGCCGACAGGGTCGCGGCCGTGGCCTGGTGTTCCAGCGTGCGCTCGGCCGCTTCATGGGCTGCCGCGGCCACCGCCCGCTGACTGCTGGCCGTCTCCCTCCCTGCTGCCGCCTGCGCCTGCCAGGCCGTTGCCAGGCGCACCGAGCTGCGCGCCTGCTCGACCTGCAATGCGGCGTCTTTGGCCCGCTCACGCGCCAGGTTGGCCACCTCAGCCGCCTGGGCCGCCGATGACACACGCTCGGCCATGGGCGCGGCGACAGCGCCGTAGGCAGTCCTGGCACCGGCCCCCAACAATCGCCCTGCGATCACCCCTGCGGCAATGGTCGCCGCGCCCGCCACCTTGTCCAGGTTCTCGGCCATGAGGCGAACGGACGCGGTCGCCGCTTCGCTGAACACCCCGCCGCTGGCCTGGGCCTTGAGCGTGAACCACGCCGAGGACAGGCGATTGAGCTCGGCATTGAGCCCCTGGGCGGCGTCTTCGGCACCGCGGCCGGTCTGGCGCAGCGCCTCGATCATTGCCGGCAGATATTTCTGGGCGTTGAGGTCACCGTCCTGCAGCAGCTTGTCGAATGACTTGCCGGCCAGCGCGGTGCCCTGGTTCATCTTGGCAACGGCCTGCATGAAGCGCGGCACGATGCCGGGGATGGCCTCGCCCAGCTGCTGACGCAGCTCTTCGGCCTGGAATTTCCCCTTGCTGAAGGACTGACCCAATGCGGTGGTGGCCCGTCCCATCTGCTCGCTGCTCAGGTGCAGCACCGTGGCAGAACGCGACAGCTGCCGGAACAACTCCTCTTGATCGCGCAGCGCGATGCCATTGGCGCCGGCCGAGGCCGACATGCTGGTGAAGCTCTTGGCCGCCCCCTCCAGATCTAGCCCCAGTTCCTTGGCCGTCTGGGAAACGAAGGCATAGGCTTTGTCGGCAACGGCCGCCGACCCCGTAGCCCCTTGCAATCCATAGTGAATCTGCTGAATCGCTTTTTGCGCATCGATCAGCGAGCGCACACCGCCAGCCACGGCCTGGAATCCGACAAAGCCGGCCGCCGCTTGCTGCAGGCCGGCGATCGAGACGGCCGTCTGCGCGGCGTCCTTGCGGATCGACGCCAGACTCTGCGTGGTGACGCGCGCCGAGTTGATCATCTCGGCGCGATAGGCCGCGGTGTTGGCCCGGAGCAGCACGTCGATGGTGGCCGCTGTGGAGGTCATCGCTGTTCCAACGAAACAGAGGGTCGGCAGGAATTCGTGTAAAAATCAGCCAGAAGTGAGTTGGTCGAAAAGGCGCTCGACGACGAGATGGCCGAGTACCGGCCAGGAAAAGCACAAGCGGGTGGCCAACATCACCGGCAACACTCGGCACGGGGATGGATGACATGGGGCTTCAGTTCAGGCAATCGTTTGAGGTGTTTCCAGGTGTTAGGCTGAACGTGTCCGGTAGCGGCATCACCGCCAGCTTCGGGGTAGACGGCGCGACAGTGAATGTCGGGGCTCAAGGGGTCCGCAGCACGATCGGCATTCCGGGCTCGGGCCTGTCCTTCACAACGAACCACTGCTCGCCATCAGGCTCGCCGACGCCGCGCGCGTCCGTGCCACCTCAAGGCTACGCTCCGACCTACGCCCCCGTGCAACCCATGCGCGAAATCAACAGCGCGTCCGTTGAACGGCTTACAAGTCATAGCTTGGTAGAGCTTCGCGATCTGATTGCCAAGGCCCGATCGCAGCGGAAGAAAGTCGATCAGGATTTGGCGGAGGCGCAGGCGACCCATCGTGCCGAGTCGGCCGATCTGGAACGGCGACAGCGAAGTTGGTTTCGCTGGTTCATGAAACGGCGCATTGCCGAGCTTGAGGCATCGGTGCAGGAAGCGGCTGGCGAGGTCCAGCGACTTGTGGAGTGGCAGAGCATCACGCACATCGATATGTGCTTCGAAGCGAGCGACGCTGCGCAGCGCGCTTATGGTGCGTTGGTCAGGGCTTTTGAAGCGCTGCGGCAAAGCACGGCGATTTGGGATATTACCTCTGATCGGGACACAGATCGCGTGCGTGAGCGAACCGCAGCCTCTCGGACGCTGGATCGGAAGCCGGTTCAAATTCATTTCTCATCGTCCGAATTGGTGCGGTTTGCCGGCCATGCGATGCGGTTCGGCAACATCAATGGTGAGGACATTTTGATTTATCCAGGGGTGGTGATCATGCCGCGCGCAGATGGCGCGTTCGCCCTTATCGAGCTTCGAGAGGTTGACCTTCAATACCACGTCGTTGGCTTCCTTGAGCATGAGGTCGTGCCACGCGACGCTGTCGTCGTGGGGCAGACATGGGAGAAGGTGAATAAGGACGGCTCGCGCGACATGCGCTTCCGGGACAACGACCAAATCCCGATCGTCCAGTATGGACGCTTGCTGTTCACCAGCCCGGGAGGCGTTCAAGAGGAATATCAGTTTTCTAACGCTATCGCGGCAGGCGAGTTTGCCCGAGCATTCGATGCTTACAAGGTGGCGCTGAGCGCGCAGTGATCAACCCCGCAGGATCCTGATCAACCGTCCCCACCGCCGATCGTCATGAGCGCACCGTACCGTCAGATAGCGTGATCAGCATGGCGTATAGAGGGTCCGCAGGGATTTGTGAAAATTCTTTTTAATGACAGTTATTTAGCTCATTTTTCGCTGTTTTTACACAAATCCCTGCCTAGCGCTCAAACAGCGCCAGTGGTGCCGATGGCCCTTGCCGGGGGGTGTTGATGAAGGGACGGAGTCAGGTCAGTCGAGCGCATTGCGCCGTGCAGCGGCCTGGAAAATCTCGATCAGTTGCTGGGAGCGCGTCGCCGCATCGTCAACCGATGCCGCCGGCTTTTGCACCAGCATGAAGTCCTGCGCGCAGGTGTCGTTGCCATGGACGCGGGCTAGCACATCGGTCAGCTGCGCGATCATGTTCTGCAGCGATTGGTCGAGCGGTTCGATCCCGGCAAAGGCGTACATCTCGGTCAACTGACGGGAGGTCAGCCCCGCCAGCAGGTGATCCGGATGCGGGTAGCCCAGGCGCCAGGCGATGCGAAACTGAAGCCGGCGCTCTGGCCGGCTCAGGATTTTTTTTCCATCGCCTCGATGGCCGCATCGCCAAGCGCGTTGAGTTTTTGCGCCGCCCGGAACACCCGATCCAGCGCCGATGCGGACTTGGCCCCCAGCTGACCGACCTCCTTGTCGGTAAACAACCGCGCCCCTTTGTCGTCGACCAGGCACAGGGCAACGAAGCGGGCGCGGAAATCCTCCATCTTTGTCTTCTCGCCACCGTAGGTGTCCTGCTCCCACTGATCGCGATCACTCGCCGACATCGTGGAGATACGCACGGTGCCTCCCCACTCGGTGATGTCCAGGTCTTCGGTCTTGCGGTCGTTGGCGGCCAGGATCTGGCTCTTGGATAGCAGCGTCATGCATCAGCCTCCCGTCGGCAAGGTGACCAGGGTGAAATTGCGCGGCAGCAGATCCGCCGTGAACGTCAGCACCTGATTGGTGCCGCTGGTGACGTTGAACGCGGAGACCTTCGCCACGAAGGTGGCCGCATCGCCTGAGGGCAGCACCATGAGAAAAAACAGGTCAGCGCTCGGTGCGGCATCGCGCAGGATGTCTTGCCCTGCGGAGGTTCCTACCGGCCAGCGCTGACCGGACACCTGCACGGCCTGCCCGCCGGACAGGCCCGGGATGTTCTCGATCTGCTTGGAGCGCAGATTGGTGGCATCCAGCGCGTTCGCTTGGCCGCGCCCGAACGGGAAGCCGGTGACCCCATCGACCTCGGTGTAGCTTGTGGGGTTGTTGGGCGCGCTCGGCACCGAACCCGCCTTGACGTAGAGCGCAGCATCCTGCGCCGAAATGGCCTTGTTATCGGTCACCCTTGCCTCCTCGTGATAAAAAAAAGCCACCTCTCGGTGGCCGGTGAATGGATCAATCGCTTGGGTCACGACCAGACGACGACATCGAAGCTGGCCCGATGCAGCAGCGTGTCCTGCTCGTAATCGTCGGGATTGTCGGTGATGTCCCCGACCTTCAATGCGCCGGGCAAGGCGTGTTTGAGTTGATCGGCCAGCAAACGAACCGCCCCCTTCGTCGGTCCCCACACATCGACCTGAAAGGTGCCGCGCTCGCCCCCTGCACCGGAGTGCAGCGTGGCGTGCAAGCGCCCGCTCGTGCGCTGATAGGTCACATACAGCGCAGGCGGGCTGCGCGCCGGACGCGCATAGATGTCCTGGGTAACGGTTTCGATCGCCGCGACCAGGCGCTCATCCAGACTCATCGTCGCGTCCTGCGCAGTTCCAGCGCCACCGCCTCGGCAATCGCATCACGCATGGCCGTCACCGCCTCCTCGGTCTTGCTCTCGGTCGCCGGCCGCATGAAGGGCCATGCCGCCATCTTGCTGGTGCCGTACTCGCCGAACTTGCCGTAGAACGCCGATTTCGGCACCTCAACAGCGAACCGGATCCAACCTTGCTCGTCGCTTCGCTCCCGTGTGCGGATCGCGCGCCGCAATCGGCCGCGCGCGACCCGCACGCGCGCCCGTGCATCGTTGCGGATCACCATTGCGCCGCGCCGCATGCCCCTGCGCAGGGCGCGCCGCGCCGCCGGCTCGGCAAGTTGCAACAACGCCTGTTCCAGCTCCGACAAGCCCAGGATCTGAAGATCGAAGTCAGCCATGGGCCTTCGGCAATGCCGCCATGAGGGTGAGGTGATCCCGACCGGACGCATCGGGCAACACCGCCGTGATCACATACACCTGTCCGTCGTGCTCCACGCGCATGGCGCTGGTGACGCCAGGCAGATACGGAATGGCGATGCGTGCGGTCAATTGCGCCTGATCCGCACCGGATGCGATGAACTCCTTGCCCGACAACGCCACCACCTCTGCCGGCACCTCTTCCAGCCATGTCTGCCAGAGCTGGACCGCATCACCGAAGCCATCCTTCACCGTGGTCACCGCCAACAGCGCGATGCGCTGCCGGTACTTGCCCGCGCGCCTTATGGCATCACCCGCCGGAAGGGGAAGAGCAGGCGGGATACAGCGGGGTTCTCGCTCAGCCCCTGGATCGATGCCTCCCGATTGGCGTACAGGTCACCGACCAGCAGCAGGATCGCCGCCTTAAGCGCCGCCGGGACCGGCCCCGGCGTGGTGGTGAACAGCACCGGCCAGTCCCCGTCCTGGCTGGTCACCTGGGCCGGCTCGATCGGCAACGGCGACCGGCCGGCACCGACAGGCGTCCACGCATAGGACGCCACGGCCAGCGCGTAGCCGGTCTGCTGCTCGACCACTTCCCGCCCGGCGGTGATGTAGGCGGCGATCAACGCATCGTCAGCGTCGTGCAGCACGACGAGATGCGTCTTCGCATCCATCAGCGCGACCGGCTCTTCGGTGGCGGCGGTGATCAGATGCAACATCGCTCACTCCACATAGGCCAGCGCGGCCGGATGGGTATCGATATAGCCAGCCTCCTGCAATGCCTGCGCCTGATTGGCCGGCACCGCGATCCGTTCACCGGTGATACCGAGGAAGCTGGTATGCAGCACCAGCGCCGGCACCGTGGCCGCGTCTTCGGTTGCGAGGTCGTTGTCAGTGGTCGTGTCGGCTACCGTCTCGACCGTGTTCGCGCTCTTGCTCTTTGCCATGTGTCTCTCCTTTTGCGCCGGCCGCGCCCAGGTGGCCGGCTCGGTGTGTGTGGGTGGTTACGCCGCCGCGCCATGTTGGAACAGCTTCACCGCCCCGCCGACATCGATGAGGTTGCCGCCGGTCCGCATCCAGGCCAGGAACCCCACCTGTCCCTTCTTGACGTAGGCCGAGTCGTTGAAGCGGAACAGGGTGATCGCCATGACGTCGCGGATCTTGTAATAGCTGAAGTCGCCGAACGCGATCGACTTGGCCAGGGCGGCAGGCGAGGGCACGTGCTGGTTGATCTGAATATCGCGATTGAGCAGACGATCCGGAGCGCCGCCGGGGTTGCCCTGCTCATAGCCGGGCACAAAGATCGGACGTCCCTGCGCATCTTTGACCTTGCGCACCAGCTTCAGCGTGTCGTCGTGAAACATCCACGTCGCGTTGGGCCGATAGGCCGGATCGACGCTGTGCTCCAGGTCCACCAGGTCGTCGTAGGAGATCGCAGGCGTGGCCGCGACCGCACCGATCTTGCCGGCCGTGGCCGCGGTGACCACGCCCATCGGCTGGCCGTTGCCGGTGCCGAGCGTGTAGTGACGGTTGGTCACGCGCCCCAGGCGCATCTGCAGGCGTTGGGTGATGAAGCCGGCGATGTCGGCGCTCGTGTCCTGCAGCAGTTCCCATGGGACGGTCACGACCTTGGAGCTGTACTTGTAGACCGGCAGACCCTTGGTGCCGAAGCTGATATCGGCATCGGTGGCCGACTGATTCTCGGCCACGATCTCGCCCTCCTCGGAGGTGCCGTCGCTGGTCGGATACTGCATAGGCTCGCCACCGGCGGTGCGGATGATGTCGGCCACCTGGCGCATGCCGCCATAGGCTTTGAGCGCATCGAGAATCTGGCCGGCAAGGGTGGTGGGCACGGTGTAGCCACCTTCCTCCGGGGTGACGGCAGGATTGCCCGACATGGCCGCGTTGATCTGCCTCCAGTCATTGGCCGAGAGGCCACCGTCTCCACGGCGCGCCCATTTGTCGAACAGCAGCATCTCCCCGGACAACGCCTTGCGCGGCGAGTCGGACACCGCGTGCTCACGCACACCGGCTTGGTGCAGCTGGGCTTCGGCGGTCAGGTCCATCAGCCGCTGGTGGCGGTCGATCGCCGCATCGATCCGTTCGATCTCGGCGATGTTGGCCTCGTACGCCTGCTGGTCCTGCTCAGTCCAGGCATTGCCGTTGCCGGTACTGGCATCGAGCAGGTTGCGGGTTTCCTTGGCCAGGGCGTTGCGGCGCTCGCGCTCGGCAGTCAAATTGAAGCTCATGTCGTGTTCCTTGTCGGCATAAAAAAGCCGCCTGTCGGCGGCGGCGGTGTTCGGGTGGGCGCCGTTTAGGCGGGGATGCGCTCCAACAGCGCCAGGCGCCGTTCCAGCGCGCGTCGCTGCGCGGCGACGGCCGTGTCCTGCTCTGCAGGGCTGGCAAGCGGGATGGGGGCGTTCTGATAGGCCGACAGGTTCCAGTGGTTGCTGGCCGTCTTCTTGTCGACCACCTCGACCACGCGATCGGCAAAGCCATGCGCCTTGGCCTCATCTGCCGTAAACCACGTCTCGGCATCCATCCACTGGACGATGTCGGCCAGTGCCTTGCCAGTGCGGCGTGTGTAGTCGCCGGCCAGGCCGTCATCGATCTTGCCCAGCAGCTCGCCGGTCTTGGACAGATCGGCCTTGTTGCCGATGGCGATGGTCCAGGCGTTGTGGATCATGAAGCTGGCGCCCTGGGTGATCTCCACCTCGTCGCAGGCCATGCAGATGCCGGTGGCGGCCGAGGCCGCCAAACCATCGACATGCGCGATGACAGTCGCACGGTGCTGAGCAATGGCCGTCATCATGGCGCGCGCAGCGAACACATCGCCGCCGGGCGAGTCGATCCGCAGGTGGATCGTCTGTGCATCGATGCCGGCCAGCGTCTTGGCAAACGCGGTCTCATCGATGTCGCCCCACCATTGGCCAATGACGCCATGCAGGTAGAGCGTGGCGTAATTGCCTGCCAACTCGGCGCGGATCGGCGCGCAGGCGCGCGCGTTATCGCGTGCCAGCTGCAGCAGCTTCGGGATCGTCATCTTCGTGCTTCCTCTCAGGGTCTGGCGAGCTTGCTGACGCGGCCGCCTCGCTCGGGCGGTACAGCGCATCGCCACCGGCAACCGGCGGCAGGTTCTTGGTGCGGCGCACTTCGTTGACGGTCATCCAGCCCTGCGCACCGGGACCGCCGAGCGCCTTGCCGAAGTACTCTGCCTGCGCCTTGGAATCGCCGGCCATCAGGCCCTCGACGTTGTGCTCCACAAAGTAGCGGGCGGTGAAGAAGAGTTTGCGGTTCAGCTCATCGCGAAAGCGCTTCAGATGCGGACCCAGGGTGTGCTTCACAAAGCCGATGCTCATCTGCTCGATGCCCGTGCCCCAGCTGCTGGCCTTGGTCGTCTCACCGATCATGTGCGGTGGGCACCCGAAGGCGCGGGCGATGTCGATCACCTGCCATTGCCGGGACTCGAGCAGTTGCTGATCCACCGCCGACATCGTCAGTTCCTTCACATCTAATCCTTCGGTCAGTATCAGTGGGATGCGGCGATTGCCCTGAATCCCTCCATACTTCTTGACCCACGCATCACGGAAATCATCCTGCTGGGCCTGGGTCATTTTGCCGGTTGCCCGAAGCGCCACCTCGGGCTTTCCTCCCTCGCTGAAGAACTTGCCGGCATGCTCGTCGCCTTGGAGCGCGATCCCAACGCCATTGCGAGCGCCCCATTGGATCACCGACATGGAGCACACGCCGTTGAAGCCGAACCCCGGCAGGTGCAGCACGTCGGCCTGGTCGACGACAAAGGAGCCCAGCTCGTCGAAGAAGGTGTATTGCAGCCGCAACGGCTCCTTCGGACTTGCGCGCTCCTGCGCGATGATCTGCAGCTGATCGCGCGACCAGGGAATCAGGCCGGTCATCTGGCCGGCACGATTGCGCGTGATGTAGGCGATCCCATCGCCGCGCAAGAGCACCTGGGCGACCAGATATTCCCATGCCGCGGCCGCCGGCCATGCCTGGCTGAACTGCTCGTTGAGCAGCCACCAATAGTCGTGGTCCACTCGACGGCGCGCATCGTCGACCCGCTCATAGATGTGCAACGGCAGCTGCGCAATCGCACCGGCAATCAGGTTGACGCACGCAAACACCGCCGAGACCCGCATGGCCGTGGTGGGAGTGACCACCGCCCCCGACGCCGTCTGGCCGGCACCGAAGAGCTCGAACATGCGCATGTCCGAAGAGGCGATCGTCTCACCGTCGGTCAGGTTGCCGATCGTCGGCTCGATGCGCTCGCGCAAGGCGCGCCTGGGCGGATCGAACAGGGCGAACATCAGTGCATCACCACAAAGCCCTGCTCGATCAGGGTGGAGTCCTTGGCCTGCAGCGCCAGGGCCATGGCCAGGATCAGCGCCAGCGCCCCATCGATCTTGTTTTCTGCCGTTTCCTTGCGCGGGAACACGTGTTCCTTGGCATCCAACCGCGCCACCACGTTGCCCACCATCCAGGTCATGGCCGCATTGCCGTCGTGCCACAGGCGACGGGCCAGCGTCAGCGCTTCCACTTCTTTCATCGGCTCAGACAGATTGCGCACGGTCTGTGCCATCTCGATCACCGGCAAACCGGCCTGGCCCAGGCGCGTCATCAGGTAGGCCGCCTGCGCCGGATCGAAGGCGATGTTCTGCAACTCGGTCACCGCGGCCCACTCCTTCAAGTCCTCTTCGATGAAGGCGTAATCGGTCATATTGCCCGGTGTGGACACCATGACCTCCTCCAGCACGAAGTTCTGGTATTTCTCGTTTTCCTGCACCGCAGACTCAGGCACGTAGAACCGCGGAACCACGTAGTAACTGTCCGCCTTCTCAAACAGCAATACCGCCGCGGCAACATCCAGCTTGGACGCCAGGTCCACGCCGGCATAGCATTTGCACCCGGCAAAATCGGCGATCGAGAACGCCCGCTGTTGGCGCTGCCAGGCCAGCATGTTCATCCACGCGGTCTTGGCACCGACCCAATCGTTCAGGTGCTTGGTCCGAAACGCGTTCTGCTTGGACGCCGAGCGCTTGGCTTGGGCAAGCTGGGCCAGCAGGAACGGCGCAAACACCGACACCCCATAGTTCGGATTGGCCTTGATCAAACTTGCCGGATCGTCCCAGCGGTCGCCCTCGTCCAAGGCGTAGATGATCCCGAACACAGTCTCATCGACCACCTCCCGGCGCAGGATGCGGATCACATCGCGGCGCTTTTCATAGCACGGCCCACCCAGGTTGGATCCGGCGGTGGTGATGATCGACAGCAACGGTTGCTCGCGTGCGCCCATGCCGGTCTGCATCGCATCGACCATGTGGTCGGTATCGTGCTCGTGATACTCGTCCACCAGCGCCGCATGCGGGCTGGAGCCATCGCCCGGCTTGCCGATCATCGGCTCGAACTTGGACATATCCTCCATCACGAACATCGGGCCAGGGTTCTTCGGGTTGCCTGCTTGCTCGATGCCGAAGCGGGCGCGGAAGGCCGGCATCTTGTGCACCATCTGCCACGCTGGCCGGTAGACCTCATACGCCTGTTTCTCGCTGGTCGCGCCCGAATACACCTCAGCGCCGGCCTCACCATCGGCGGCGAACAGATACAGCCCGCGCGCGGCCAGGCGCAGCGACTTCCCATTCTTGCGCGGGATCTCCTCATAGGACTCGCGGAACCGTCGCAAGCCATCGGCCTTGTGGACCCAGCCAAACAGGTTGCACTCGATGAAGCATTGCCACGGCTGGAACATGAGCCGCTGTTTCTGTGCCGCCCACTTGCCCTTGGTGTGCGGCATCAACTGCATGAACCTCACCGCCCGATCGGCCTTTGCCGCATCGAAGGTGTAAGGCCACTCCTTGCCCTTGCGCTTGAGGTTGTCCAAGAAGCGCTGGCAGGCCAGGCGGACGTATTCGCCGGCCGGGACCTTGCCGGCGACGACGTGGCGGGCGTACTCCTTGGCGATGTCGCTCGGAGACGTGGCGGCCATGCCTAGAACTCGTTGAAAGGATTGTCCTCCGGCGACTTGTCAGTGCCCAGCTTCTGCCGATCGGCCGGCGTCAGGCCCAGCCGCGCAAGGCAGCCGATCAGATGCGAATACTTCGCCGCCTTGAAGTCCGCGCGGTTGGCACGGAACTCGGCCAGCAAGGAACCCGCGATCTCCATCACGAAGCGGTCCGAGCAGGTCAGCACGCCCGGTAGCGCGCACGTCTCAATCTCTTTCCACGCGGCCGCCACATCCTCCGGCAGATGGTTGGGTGGCTGACCCAATGCAACGGTGGACTTAGGTACTTGGCGCTTGTATCGCTGCGGGTTTTGCTTGTCGGCCCCCTTGAGGCGGGCCAGCTCATCGGGCTGTTTGTGCCTGGCCATGGGTCACCAACCGAAAATCAAATTCTGTGGAAACGCGAAGAAAAGGGGGCGCACGGATCGCAAGGCAAACGCCCCCAACTTTGCCCCTCCCCCCCTACCTGTCACGGGTACTCGGTCCCATCCTCCTCGGCGCCCTCGCCCGGATCGAGCAACAGGCCGTCGAACCGCTCAGGCGCGCACCGGCGTGATGTCCCGAAGCCGCCGTTC